CTAACATCCTTTCAGCAGAAATCTTGGCTGAAATCAACCGCGAAGTTATTCGTACAATCAACGTTAAAGCTAAGTTAGGTGCTCAAACAGCTAACTGCACAAGCGCTGGTACATTCAACTTGGCAACAGATGCTGACGGTCGTTGGTCAGTTGAAAAGTTCAAAGGTCTTCTAGTTCAACTAGATCGCGAAGCGAACCAAATCGCTAAAGATACACGTCGTGGTAAGGGTAACTTCATCGTTTGTTCATCAGACGTTGCAACTGCTCTAGCTGCTTCTGGTATGTTAGTGTACAACCCATCTATGTCAACAAGCCTACAAGTTGATGACACTGGCAATACATTTGCTGGTACAATCAACGGTCGTATCAAGGTTTATATCGATCCATATGCAACTACAGACTACATCACTGTTGGTTACCGTGGTACAAACCCATACGACGCTGGTCTATTCTACTGCCCATACGTTCCATTGACTATGGTTCGTGCAGTTGACCAAGGTACATTCCAACCAAAAATCGGCTTCAAGACACGTTACGGTATGATTGCAAACCCATTTGCAAACCCAGCTGCATTGTCTAACGGTGTTGGCTTGAACCGTTCTAACGTTTACTTCCGTATCTTCAAAGTTACAGGTTTGTTAGACGCTTAATCTTACACATAACAATAATTATAAGTAAGAACTTAAAGAGGGACTTCGGTCCCTCTTTTTTCATTTGGGCAACTTATAAATAGTTTCATAGGAGACTATAATGAAAATTATACCATCAGAAAATAAATTAACAGGTAACTTAAATCCACTAGCAGTCGCTGACGGTTTTAAGATGACATTTCACCGTGCACCAAACGTTGAATATTTCTTGCAAAGCTTTTCAATCCCGTCAGTGACAGTCAATGAGACGACTGTTGTTCGTCCTCAAAGAGATGCTCATTTTCCAGGAGATAAATTATCATATGATCCACTAACTGTCACTATGATGGTTTCAGAGGACATGGATAACTTTAAGGAAATTTATGAATGGTTGCATAAGAGCGTAATGGCAAATAATTCATCAGAGATGTATGATGATATTACCGCGCACATCTTGTCTAGTAAAAATAATCCAAACAAAAAGATTATTTTCCGCAATGCATTCCCTACATCAATCGGCAATATCTCGTTTAGTGTACAAGAAACAGATGCGGTATACGGAACAGTTGATGTAACATTTAGATACGATTATTTCACTTTTGAATAATAACATGATATAATTGGGTTATGCCCAATAACTTTGAGATTTTAACATGCTAACACTTGAACAAATATTAGATGAATGGAAAAAAGATTGTGTAATCGAGGAATTCGAATTAGACAAATCTTCACGTGAAACACCTAAGCTCCACTCAAAATACGTGGAGCTTCTTTCCCAAGCCAAACTACAAAAACACCGCAAAGAGCTGGAGTTTAAAACACTCTTGCGCGATAAGTTTATGTGGTACAGCGGCAAGATGGATAAGAACACCATTGATGATAAAGGTTGGGATTATGATCCATTCAATGGATTGACCAAACCAATGAAGAGCGATATGGATTATTTCTATAACGCTGATCCAGATATTCAACGTTTGCAGTCTGCAATTGAGTACTGGAAAACAGTGATAGATACACTGTCTGACATCGTTTCCAATATTACATGGAGACATCAGACAATTTCGAATATGATCAAATGGAGGCAGTTCACTTCTGGTGGATGATGGACAAATTAGTAATTAGTAAAGTGAATGACGTATTCATCCGAATTGAATGCGATACTGGTGTTAGACAAGAACTAGCAGACTACTTCACGTTCTATGTTCCGGGTTACAAGTTCATGCCTGCATTTAAGAATAAAATGTGGGATGGAAAAATACGTCTTTATGATTTACGATCACTAACACTCTATGTTGGTCTATTAGATTATGTAAAGAAGTTTGCTGAGGAACGTGACTATGTTGTTGAACAGAACTTCAATGGTCACATCGCAAAAATAAACGAAGAGGATGTTAAACTCTTCCGTCAAAAAATTCTGAACGTTCCATTCGAACCTCATGAATATCAATACACAGCAGTGACACATGCATTACGCAATAAGCGTGCATTGCTTCTCTCGCCTACATCTTCAGGCAAATCATTCATCATCTACATCCTTACTAGATTCTTCTTTGAAGCAATCAAAGGCAAGCGTATGCTTCTGATTGTGCCAACAACATCGCTAGTCGAACAAATGCGTTCAGACTTCTTGTCGTATGCACAGAACGATGATGGCTTTGATGAGTCTATGATTCATACAATCTATAGCGGTAAAGAGAAAGATACACTAGCACCAATCGTTATTACAACTTGGCAATCAATCTATAAGATGCCTAAATCATGGTTCGAACCGTTTAGAATGGTGGTAGGTGATGAAGCACATACGTTCCAAGCTAAGTCGCTATCTTCAATCATGGAGAAGTTGACTGATTGCCCATATCGTTTTGGTTTGACAGGTACATTAGATGGTACGCTGACACACAAACTTGTATTAGAAGGCTTGTTTGGTCCTGTTTATCAGGTTACTACTACTAAAGCACTGATGGATAACGATCAGATTGCTAAACTCGATATCAAATGTTTGGTGTTAAAGTACAGCGACGAAGAATGTAAGCAAGTTAAAGGTAAGACGTATGCAGAGGAAATCGACTTTATCGTATCTCACACAAAGAGAAATAATTTTGTACGCAACCTTGCGCTATCGCAAAAAGGCAATACGCTTGTACTCTTCAACTTAGTTGAGAAGCATGGCAAACCTTTGTTTAGAATGATTCAGGAAAAGGCAGCAGAGGGTCGAAAGATTTTCTATGTGTCAGGTGAAACTGCAGTAGATGATCGTGAAGCAATTCGTGCTATTACTGAGAAAGAGAAAGATGCTATCATCGTTGCATCGTTAGGTACATTCTCTACTGGTATTAACATTCGTAACTTGCATAACGTTATCTTCGCTTCACCTTCGAAGTCACAGATTAAAGTATTGCAATCTATTGGTCGTGGTCTACGTAAATCAGATGATGGACGTGATACAACATTGTATGATATTTGTGATGACTTGCATTGGAAAACTAACAAGAACTTTACCCTGCAACATGCTGGTATACGAGTGCAAATATATACTAAAGAACAGTTCAACTACAAGATACATGAGATTCAATTGACATGAAATATCTTCCAAGAGACATTAGACAAATTAAACTTGTAACAGGAGAAGAAATTCTTGCTGAGATCACTGGTGAGGATGACGGAGAATTCTTAATTCGTAATCCACTCAAGATACATAAAGAAAAATACCTTGTTGGTGGTGTAGCTCGTGAAGCTAACATGTTTAGTAGATGGATGTCACTTGCTGACAACGATGAATTTGTATTAGCAAAGTATCATATCATGATTGAAGCTATCGTCAATGACGCAGTAGCAGAATATTACAATCATATGATGAACTCATTAGATGATGAAGTAACAGTAGGTCATATGAAAGATGTAGAGGATGATGCATCAGAACCTATGACAACTATACTACAAGAAGATGACGGCGATACGCCAACCTATCATTAATGTTATACTACTGGCCCCGGAGGGTAGATCTATTTTAACCTGTAAATACGCTGTAGTACATAGGCCGGAGAAAATATTTTTCTAGGGGTGTACAAAGTATTAATTTTATGATATAATATAACATGTGTCCAAAACAAATCCATTGGAGTGAAAAGAGTATTAAATGATCGAACCAAGAGCACGTCCTCATTACGTGAATAACAAAGACTTCGGCAAAGCACTAGAAGAATACGCAGTTACAGTTAACGCTGCTAAAGAAGCCGGTCTACCAACACCAATCGTTCCCAATTACATTGCTGAATGCTTCCTTAAGATTGCAGAAGGTTTGTCACATAAAGTCAACTTCATTCGATACACTTATCGTGAAGAGATGGTAATGGACGCAGTAGAGAATTGCTTACGTGCAATTACAAACTACAATCCTAATGCTGAAACTAGAACTGGTACACAGAATGCATTCTCATACTTTACACAGATTTGTTTTTTTGCTTTCTTAAGACGTATTGAAAAAGAGAAGAAGCAACAAGATATTAAATTTAAGTTCATCGAACAAAGCGGTATTGAAGAGTTCATTGCTTCTATGGAAGGCGATGATACCCATTCAGAACAAGCATTCATTGATACACTAAGAGAACGTATTGGTCGTATTAAAGAAAAAGATGAAAAGCTAAAAGACTTTGCTAAGAAAGAAAAACAAAACAAAGCACTTGAACTTTTTATGACGAATGAAGCTATTGACGAACTTGAAGAATACCTCTATGAAACTGGCAATATTGAATGATACACATTGCGGAGCACGTAATTCATCTGAAGTGTTCATGCAATATCAAGAAAAATTTTATAGTGACATTTTCTTTCCATATCTAATTGAAAATGACATTAAACGAATTATCCATTTAGGTGATTACTACGAACATCGTAAGTATGTAAACTTTAAGGCACTAGAACATAATCGTAAAATCTTTCTAGAAAAACTTCGTGAATATGGTATCCGAATGGACATCATCCCAGGCAATCACGATGTATTCTATAAAAATACAAATGATCTTTGTTCACTCAAAGAATTGATGGGTCATTACACTGATGTAGTTACCATCCACATGGAACCAACAACTATCGACTATGATGGATTGCCAATTGGTTTGATCCCTTGGATTAACGTAGAAAATTATGCAGACACACTTGACTACATCGCAAACTGTAAAGCCTCAATCATCGCAGGACACTTTGAGTTTTCTGGATTCGAAATGTATAAAGGCATTCCTAATCCTCATGGTATGGATACATCTTCGTTTGATAGATTTGAAGCCGTACTTTCAGGTCATTTCCACACTAAGTCTTCTCGTGACAATATCCATTATCTCGGTTCTCAAATGGAATTCACTTGGGGAGATTGCGACGACGCTAAGTATTTCCATGTTCTGGATACTTCAACACGAGAAATAACACCAGTCCAAAATCCATATACATTGCACACTAAAGTAATGTACAACGATGAAAAAACAGATTATAATGGATATGACGTATCCGTTCTGGATAATCAGTTCGTCAAGATCATTGTAGAAAAGAAGACAGACTACTTTGGCTTTGATCGCTTCATCGATAGAGTTCAACAACGTCCAATCCATGAACTCAAAATTGCAGAATCATTTGACGAGTATTTAGGTGATAATGTAGAAGATGAAGAGATCCAACTTGATGACACACAAGTACTCTTAGATTCTTATGTCGATGCTGTAGACACAGAGGCTGACAAAGATAAACTCAAATCTCTTCTACGTGGATTGTATGTAGAAGCACAAACGGCAGAAATCATTTAATGGCTGGAATTATTTTTAAAACTGTACGATGGAAAAACTTCTTAAGTACAGGTGATGCATTCACAGAGATTCAATTAAACCGTAACGATAGCACACTTATTGTTGGTCATAATGGTGCAGGTAAGTCTACACTACTAGATGCGTTATCGTTCGGTTTATTTGGTAAACCATATCGCAACATTACAAAGCCACAATTGATGAACTCAATTAATGGCAAGAACTGTGTTGTCGAGGTTGAGTTCTCTGTTGGTGCTGCAGAATTTAAAATCGTTCGTGGTATTAAACCAAACACCTTTGAGATCCATCAAAATGGTACTCTCATCAATCAGTCATCTAACACACGTGACTATCAGGCATTCTTAGAACAGAACGTCCTTAAACTAAACCACAAATCTTTCCATCAAATCGTTGTTATTGGTTCTGCATCGTTCACACCGTTCATGCAATTACCAGCACAACAACGTCGTACTATCATTGAAGAATTACTTGACATTCAAGTGTTCTCTCGTATGAACCAGTTGCTAAAAGAAAAAGTTGCACGTATTAAGGAACAGATTAGTGACACGAACAATCAACTCGAACTTGTTGGTGAAAAAGTTAGATTACAGAACAAGTATATTTCCGATGTCGAATCACTTGCAAAAGATCAGATTCGAGATAAGCAGAAAGCCATTGAAGATGGTCAATTATCAATTCGGGATTTACAAACCAAAAATTCTACACTGTCAGAACAGTTGGCAGTACTTGTTGAACGTCAAAAAAGTCTCAAGACAGTTGAAACTAAAAAACACAAGTTGGCCGGATTTGGTCTTAAGTTTGAGTCTTCCATTAAAGAACTACAAAAGAACAGATCTTTCTTTGTGGAATCTACTAGCTGCCCAACCTGCTCTCAAGAAATTTCTACCGAAACACGGGAAGAGCACGTACATCAATGCGATTCAAAAATCGGGGAAATTAGTCAAGGTATTGAAAAGCTCAAAGCTGAACTAGATACTATTGCTGAACAAGAATCATCTCTACTTAAAGAGATCGAAGTTTTCCAATCTGCACAAATGGATATCGTTGCAAATAATGCATCTATCTCAGCAGCACAAAAAGCTATTGATAAACTTGAAGCAGAGATCCTTAAGATCGAAGGTACTGACGGTGATGTCGGTTCTGCACTAGCAGATTTGAAAACACTTCAAACTGAAAGAGAAAAACTTTCAGAGCTGAAGCTATCAATGATCGACCAACAGAATTACAACTTTATTGCATCAGAGATGTTGAAAGACACTGGTATCAAGACGAAGATCGTAAAGCAATATTTGCCTGTGATCAACAAGCTTGTGAACCAGTACTTACAAACACTCGACTTCTTTGTGTTGTTTAATCTTGATGAATCTTTCAATGAGACAATTAAATCTCGCTATCGTGATGAGTTCACATATGCATCTTTCTCTGAAGGTGAAAAGCAACGTATCGACCTAAGTTTGCTTTTCACATGGCGTCAGATTGCTCGTATGAAGAATTCAGCTAACACAAACTTGCTGATCTTAGATGAAACCTTTGACTCATCACTAGATAATGATGGCATTGACAATCTTATGAAGATTCTAAGTACAGTCGCAGAAGATACAAATGTATTCATTATCTCGCACAAAGGTGATGTATTAGATTCTAAATTTAGACACAAGATCGAGTTCATCAAGGATCGTAACTTCTCACGGATCAAATAGCTATGTACAGCGAGTTATTTTTATGGTACAATGGATACATTATTCAATTAGGTGTCCATCATGCAAGTAGAACAACTCGCTATCAACATAGACCAACAGTCAGTCTTGGCCAAACTGTTGGCACGAGAAAACATTAACGTCATCCACGGCGCTTATAAGACTGCGTGGTTCGACCCTAAAAAACGTACACTCGCCCTTCCAGTTTGGAAAAACAAAGGTAAGGCAGTGTACGATTTACTCACTGGCCACGAAGTTGGCCATGCACTTTATACGCCAGCGCAAGGTTGGCATGATGCAGTCGATGACATCAAAGGTGCACCTCGAGCATACCTAAACATCTTAGAAGACGTTCGCATTGAACGTAAAATCCAAGATCGTTATCCAGGTCTCCGCTCACAATTCCAAAAAGCATACAAAATTCTAGCTGATGATGACTTCTTCGGCTTGTCTAAACTCGAACAAACTGGTCAATCACTTGGCTCGTTGTTAGTGATTGATCGTATCAATATCCATTACAAGATCGGTGCACATATTGGTGTTACCTTTAGTAAGGTCGAACAAGACTTCGTTCGTCGTGCAAACTTGACTGAAACATTTCAAGATGTGGTTGCTCTTGCTAAAGAGATCTATGCATATCAAAAGTCATTGCGTAAAAAGAAAGTCAAGAAGGATACTCCTAAATTAGACTTGCCAAAAATGGACATGTTACCTGAAGACATGCCAATGACACAAGAGATCAGTAACTCTAATGACTATGACAAGCTAGATCCTGACGAGCTTGAGGAAGAAAGCGAAGATACGACTCCAATGAAGTCGAATGCTAAATCAGATAAGAGCGATGTTGAAAAACCTGAAGAGGAAGAAACTGATGGCAATCGTGTAAGTGAAAACACTGAACAAACCGAAGAAGAATCTCCAGCTGAAGAAGAATCCCCAGTTGAAAAACCTGTTGACGGAAAGAAAGAAGAAACTGATAGCGCAACCGAAGGTCCAACTGAACCAGAACCATTTTCTGAACCAGAAGATGCATACACTGATGATACTTTCCGTGATCGCGAAGGTGAATTAGTTGCTGACATTGGTAACACCATGATTTACACTGCTGGTGACTTCCGTCAAAAGGATGTGCTCATTGACTTCAAAGAATATTATGATCATTGGAAAGCTGATTTAGCAAAACTAAAAGGCACATATCAACAAGACGTCATTGATCATCAAATGAGCACGACGCTTGACGCTGAATATAAAAAATTCAAGTTAGACACTGAGATGGCTGCCGCTTATATGGCCAAAGAATTTGAACTGCGTAAAGCTGCGTTCCAATATTCTCGTTCGACTGTGCACAAAACTGGTCTACTGAACACAAACAAGTTGCATTCATATAAAACATCTGAAGACATCTTCTTGCGTTCAACTAAACTTGCTAACTATAAGAACCATGGCATGATGCTGTACATTGACTTTAGCGGTTCAATGTCAGATAACATTGGTGCTACTATTCGTCAGACCTTGAACTTGGCTGCATTCTGTCGCATGGTTAACATTCCATATGAAGTGTATGCTTTCACGACACGTGTACGTTCATTGAATGATTATGATCGTAGTGACTATGATGACTATTCTGATTGTGAATTGGTTATGCAAAAGTTTAACCTGCTCAATCTAATGTCTTCACGTATGAAGCGTACAGAACATAACGAAGCTCAACGTATGTTGTGGAATCTGTCTCGATCATGGGATGGCAGTCTCAATCAAGCGTATATCACACAATGGAATCATCTACATAGCACACCATTGAATTCATGTATTCTATTTGCTGAATCATTGATTAAGAAGTTTAAAGCAAAGCATGGTATCGATAAGATGACTGCAATGTTTTTATCTGATGGTGACTCTGATAGTTTCCAAGTTAGACTTGATGATATTGCTGATGCTCATCGTACTGGCACATATAGTACTTACCGCTATAATAAAGCCATTGTACGTGCAATGAATAAAACCTTCGAGGTCGATACAGTTCATGGTTCTAAGGTAACAGTTGAATTGCTTAAAACATTAAAGCAAAGCACTTCATCCACAATCTTAGGTTTCTTCATTAGTGAATACCGTAATCATGCTATCAATAAAGTGTTGGATGGTAAAGGTCTCAGCACCAATTACAGTAAACTTAAAGACACCTACACTGAACAGATGAACAAGAATCGTGCAGTCATCGAGGATGACATCTATGGCTATGATCGTTACTTTAGCTTATGCGCTAAGTACATGGATGTGGTCGAGGACGAGTTTGGTGAAATCGTTGAGGATGGTGCAAGCAAAAACAAGCTTAAGACTGCCTTCTCCAAAGTCAGCAAACAAAAGCGAGTTAACCGTATTCTGCTAAATGCCTTTGTGGAAGCCATTGCCTAAGGGCATGTACAGCAGTAAAAAAGTATGGTATAATAGATGTATATTATGTAAAATGCGAAAGGTGTCCAAACCATGAAATCAGAAATCAAGCAACAATTTATCGAGACTATCACCACTAAATTTCCAGGTCGTACAGTCTTTGATGTGAAAGAACTCATCACTCACGCAAATGAAATGGGTATCAATTACCCAAGCTTTGTGACTAAACCTGAAAATCGTGTAGGTCGCGGAAAATACCAACTTGATATGGTTGCATCGGTGACACCTATTCGCAAACCTGAACCACAAGAAGAAACTAAACAAGTGACACAAACTGTATTCGACTCAGTTCAAATTGAAGTGCCTCCTAAAGATAAGACCTATGTTTCATGGGGTTATTTTAAAGATGTGAAGCAAATCATCGACTCAAAAGCTTTCTATCCTATCTTCATTGCCGGTCTTTCTGGTAATGGTAAGACAATGATGGTCGAACAAGCTTGTGCATCAACAAAGCGTAAGTATGTTCGTGTGAACATTACAGAGGAAACTGATGAAGACGATTTGATTGGTGGCTTCCGCTTGATTAATGGCGAAACCATTTGGTGTGATGGTCCAATTCCACAAGCCATGAAGCAAGGCGCAATCTGTCTTATCGACGAAATTGATCGTGGTTCAAACAAGCTGATGTGTTTGCAAGCTGTACTTGAAGGCAAACCATTGTACATCAAGAAAACGGGTGCTGTGGTTACACCTGAACTTGGATTCAACGTATTGGCTACCGCTAACACTAAAGGTCGTGGCTCTGATGACGGTCGATTTACAGGTGCTCGTATTCTGGACGAAGCTTTCCTTGAACGTTTCATTGCAACATTGGATCAACCATATCCAACACAAGCTGTGGAAAAGAAAATTATCTTGAATGCTATGGAATCATATGGCAATCTCGATGGTGAATTCGCAGATAAGTTAGTTACATGGGCTGACATCATTCGTCAAACCTATGTCGATGGTGGTGTTGAAGATCTAATCTCAACTCGTCGATTGGTGCATATCGCTCGCACCTATGGCATTTTTAAAGATCGCAAGAAATCTATTGAGATGTGTATCTCTCGCTTTGATGAAGATACACGTGTAGCTTTCTTGGATCTATACACTAAAGTTGATTCTAAATCAGAAGCACAACCAGACGTTAATACACCTGGACCAGAAGACGAAATGGTTCCATTCTAAGAACACATCTTCGAGAGTTATCGTACCCGCTCTCGTAATCAAGATGAATTAGGGTACTACAATATGGAGTTATTTTATAATGACAAAGCAAGCAAAACTGTTATCTTCTTTCCAATCTGGCAATGCTTACACTGCTAAGCAAATCAATGCTAAGTTTGGTTTGAAAGATGTAGCTGCATCCGTTCGCAATCTACGCGAACAAGGTCATTGTATCTACGCAAACACTGTGAAGATGCATGATGGTACTCAGGCAACTAAGTACCGTTTGGGCAAGCCAACTCGCGCAATGGTCGCGACTGCTGCTCGAATCTTTGGCGCAAGCGCTTTCTCACGTAACGCTTAATCACGTGAGCTTGGTCAGAAGGGGATTGGACACCTACCTTCTGACCATCTTTTTTTCGGAGTTATATTATGAGTAAAGTTTGGGATAGAGTTGTAGAAGATTTGCAAAAACAATCTGAACCTAAAATTGAGAAAACATTTTTACAGAAAATGTGGAGTATCGTTTTTAAATGAATGATATTGTAAAAGAAAGTCAGACAGCCACAACTGGCGGTCGAAAATTTGATGGTGATAAAACCGAATATGGTTTATTGCCACCATTAGCATTAGAGGAAATCGCGAAGGTTCTTACTTTCGGTGCACAAAAGTATGAACGTAATAACTGGCAACGTGTTCCTGATTCTAAGCGCCGTTATTTTGACGCACTGCAGCGCCATCTATGGGCATACAAGCGCGGAGAATCAATCGATCCAGAATCTGGATTACACCATCTCGCCCATGCAGGTTGTTGCCTAATGTTCTTATATGAGCATGACGTGAAATATTCAAAGGAATAATATGTGGTCTTGGGAAAAGAAAGATAAAGGAATTGATCGTACTATCAATAAAATTGAAGTAAAGATCGATGAACTGATTGCTGAACGTGACGATTTGAAAACACAACTCGACGCTATGAAAAAGTCATTGTCAGATGAATCGTTTGCATTAGACTTTGAAGTTGTGAAAGTCTTTAGCATCGAACGTAATATCCATGATGGCGAACCATGCACTATTATTGGTTATCTTGGCGAAAATCAAAACATGATTGAATGGTATTGGTATTGTTCTGCACGTCGCCATAAAGAACTCGTAGAAGCATTTGAAAACTTCAAGATTGTTCGTGACATACGTGTGTACAACAAAGAATAACCGTGATATAATATAA